AAGTAATACTTGGGATGCTTCGAGGACGTGGGTACAGTTATGGGTTAATATTTCATTATTATCCCCTATGAAAAAGTTATGGTTTTTACTAACAGTTAGATCATATACTTTCTTTTTAGTATTTATTTTTTTGACTGATGTTATTTTTAATTTTATCATTGTGTTAGTATACCTTTTAGCATCTTATTATAATATATTGAATATTTTTCAGAAGAACAAATAGCTTTGTTAATGTAGTTACATATATTGAATTCATTAACCCACATAAACCTGTAATTATTATTAAGGCACCATTTTATAGCTCCATTCATTTTTTCTTTTTGTGTTACATATTGCCTTTTAGGCTTCAGCTCATATATAATTTTGTTCTTATTATCTATAAAATCCGGTATATAAATCTTACATTCATTATCTTTTATATATTCTATTCTTAAAGTCTCATAATCTAAATACTCATTTGAAACAAAAAAGCAAACTTCCCAGCTACTTCTAAAATAATATTTTCTACCCTCAATTTCTAATTCAATTCTTCTTTTAGTCCTATAATTGTTTTGAGGAGTAAATGTTCCTTTAAGTATATTATGTTTTTGAGAGGTTGAAGATTTTATATTTCTTCTTTCTCTTTCTTCTTTACTGATATCTGTTAACCATGGATGATCCATAAGACTATGGGTGTGTTTTGTTTTTTCTTTCCATGCTTTAACTCTATTTTCATCTTTTAAAAAGTTTTCTTTTTCTTTTTTTCGCTTTTCTACTGTGTGAGGTGATTTTAAAACTTTAGAATGTATCTCTCGGTAATCTTCTATATTTAACTTAGAACTATATTTTGAAAACAAAACATTATCCGGGTGGCGAGTTCTTAAATTTTTTCCACACATTATATCTTCTGCTTCTAGAAATTTATTAGTATGACAACATTTAGGAACTAATTTGTTATGTTTAAAAATTTCATATAATATATTGATTTTATCATTATCATTAAAAAAACAAGATAAGTGACTTAATATTGCGTTGGGCCCATACCATTTACTATCTAATGGAGATAATATTTTATTATTATCTATCCTAGTATTTTTTATTATATCACACATATTATATGTTTGAATACGAACATACTTAGAAGGATAAACATATTCATATTCTTCTTTAGTTAGGTATTTTTTTAAATTACCCAATAATAAATTTCTACTATTAAATTCTTTCCCATTAATGGGGTTAATCCACGGGTAATGGTATTCTTGAAATACTTTCTTTAAATTATCCAAATCAATCATTGCATTTTATTATAAATATGCAATGACTTATAAAGATGCAAAAACATGAATAGATTCTATATCATATAGATAAGATATAACCCTTTTCAATAACTTCTTTAGTAGTAACCACAACAGGGTTACCATTAGTGTCATCTGTATACCATTTATGAGACTCAGTACATACTATCTTTTCCCCATTTTCAAATTCTAATTCATAACATTCTTGCTCACCTTTATAAAATAGCTCAAAAGGCATCCATTGAATTTCTTTGGTATTTTCATTAAATGATTTTACCAAGTCATTCTTTTCATCTAAGTGTTTAATTGGGATCTTTTCGACTTTTCCTTTCCTTAATACAGTTACAGGAGTATTCTCATCTAAACACTCATCTAATATTACTATTTTAATTGGTTTAAATGAATTAGATGATGCAAATCCTCCAACTTTTTCTTTTATAACATCCATGCTTCTATCTTCAGTAGCATTTAAATATAAGAAATCACAATCAATATTTTTAACAAATATTTTAGCAAGTGTAGTTTTCCCTGAGCCTTGTTTGCCGAATAAGCCTATATGAGGAATAGTTTGAGTATCAACATACTCTTGGAATTTTTGTTTTTGTTCTTCTCCAATAATAAGGTCTTCTAAAGATTGGGGCCTATACTTTTCGTTCCAGATACTATGTTGCATGTTGTTTTTATTTTAGATACCTTGCCTGAAATTCTCACCATAAAATGAATATACTTTAGGTTTTTCAGGTTCTATATTCTCTTCGTATTTTTTTATAGCATATAATTTGCTATCTAAAGGAGCCAAACGATATTCTCCTTTAAATCCTGTTTTTTGAAAATATGCTTCTAACGTTTCAGTTAATGAGTTATGTTCTTTGGTTTCTCCAATTAGAGACCAAATATCACCAAAACCTACTTTTCTATTAGCTATTAATTCTAATTGTTCTTTAACTATGGTATCCATTAAAACATCATTGGGTTTTCATCTACTGTTTTTTTATCTTCTGGGTTATCAACTATTACAGCTTCAGTAAGTAATATAGTTCCGGCTACGCTAGATGCATTTTCGAGGGCAGTTCTAGTTACTTTGAATGGGTCTAATATCCCTGCTTCTTTCATATTTACAACATTTTCAGTCTTTATATTATATCCTAACCAAACATCATTTGGGTCAAGCTGCAATCCAATCATTTGGGCCTGGGCAGATTCCATACCGGCATTAATAAGTATTTGTTCAAATGGTTTACCACATGCTTTATAGACGATATTGGCTCCGATGTTGTCTCTGGTGATAGCTTCTCTTGCATACATTAATGCTGATCCTCCTCCAGGTACTATTCCTTCTTCATATGCTGCTTTAGTGGCACTTAAAGCATCATCTACTCTATCTTTCTTTTCATTCATTTCAGCTTCATTATATCCTCCTACGAATATTATAGAAACACCACCGACCATTTTTGCTAAACGTTCTTGCAATTTTTCAGTTTCAAACGGAGTTGTAGATTTTTCAATTTGAGATTGAAGTTCTTCAATACGTTGATTAATTTGTTCTTCATTTCCTTTTCCATCAATTATAGTAGTTTGTTCTTTAGTTATAGTAACAGCATGAGCTTTACCAAACCATTCCCAACTAAATTTATCAAGTTTCATCCCTTTATTTTTATCAAAAACTTGACCCCCAGTCACTACAGCAATATCTTCAAGAATTAATTTTCTTCGTTCACCAAAGTCTGGAGCTTTAACTGCTGCTACTTTAAGGCTACCTCTGGATTTATTTACTATTAATGTAGCAAGAGCTTCTCCTTCAATATCTTCAGCTATTATTAAGAGGGATTTATTAGATGTAGAAACAGATTCAAGAATAGGAAGTAGTTCTTTTACTTGGGTAAATTTATGGTCTGCAATTAAGATATATGGGTCTTTTAGATGGCAAGTCATGGTATTATTATCCGTAACAAAGAAATGGGATTTATATCCTCTATCAAACTGCATTCCTTCTACAGTTTCTAAATATGTTTCGGATGTTTTAGATTCTTCAATATGAACTATTCCATTTGGGCCCGATTTTTCAAGAGCAGTAGCTATAAGAGAACCAATTTCAGGATCATTATTTGCAGATACAGTAGCAATTTGTTTCAATTGACTTTCAGATGATACATTTTCAGATATATTTTCTCTAAGAGATTTAGTAACTTCTTTTACTGCTTTATCAATTCCTCTTTTTATTTCAACTGCATTTTCTCCATTATTAAGATGCTGTAATCCAGCTTTAACCATTTCACGTGCTAGAAGGGTAGAAGTAGTAGTTCCATCACCAGCATTATCTGCAGTTTTTATAGATGCTTGTTTTACCATTTGTACTCCTAAGTCTTCAATGTTGTCTTTTAATGAAATGTTTTTAGCAACAGTAACACCGTCTTTAGTAGATAATACCATTCCGTCTTTAGTGTAAACTACATTTCTGCCATTAGGCCCTAATGTAGCAACCACAGCATCTGCTAGTGTATCTATACCTTTAACTAATTTTTCTCTTGCTTCTGAGCCTATCTTGATGATCTTAGACATAATTTATTTTTTATTATTTATATTGTTTGTTTATTAAAAGAAATACTGTAATTAGTCATTAATTACTGCAAGAACCATATTCTCTGGACATACATAGTATTCTTTACCATCATGTTCTAGCATAGTTGGGCCTAATTGGGGTAAGATAACTTTTTGTCCTACCTTTAACATGGTTGATAAAAAATCCCCAGATAAGGAATGTTGACCCGGACCCACAGATACTACAGTTCCACTTAGGTTCTTAGTTTTTCCCAGGTCAGGTACAATAATGTTT